GTAGTGTTTGATTGATAACCACCATCAAACAATTCTAACCAAGTATCACCAATCATCGCAATCAGATTGTTATACAGATAAACAAAAGACACACCTTCAATGTTAATGACTTTTGTATTATCCTTTTTCCAATCACGTTCTTGTGTGATTGCTTGATTCATTTGTGATTCAATGACTCGCATTTTGTGGTTGGTTGTGCTTATACTATAGGGACAATTTACAAGCTACAGTTGGTATCAGAGACCATTGATATAATCAGCAAGAGCATCATTGTACTCTTCTTGAGTATTAAAAACTCGTCCGGAAATGTTACAAGGAAAAGTCTTTTTAACTCCTGCTGATGCTACCATTTGACAGTCAGTTTCATCATAACCCATTTCGATGAGAGTTTGGACGTAAGGATTGTTGTTCATACTACTGAGACACTTTACAAGCTACAGTTGACATTACCATCGTTGAGAATTATATCTCTCAGCATCCCATCCGTTGCGATAGTATTCTTTTCGATCATAATCTTCCGCAGTCATATAATCATCGTGCTCACAATCTTCATGATAGTAAGCATCAAACTTGGACCAGGAATTGCCATTACAAAATGATGTCATCATGCTGCCAGTGTGTAGTAAGTTCCGTTTGCTTTGTTGAGTGTAATTAACTTCTCTTGTGCTCTAATTGCTTCAGAAATCAAATCCTCATCAATCGAATAGAAATCAACATCAACCCAATCATCTAATCGAATCGCACCTGATTTGCTGACTGGAGTATAATACAAAGTACCCTCATCATCAATCGAATAGGCACTCTTATTGTCCTCAGTAATGTAGATAATCATGTGTGTTTTTGTGGTTTGTTGGTTGTGCTTATACTATAGGGACAATTTACAAGCTACAGTTCTTTCATTCTTCTAACAAATGTGGGTAGTATTCTTCTACCTCTTCTTTCAGTTCTTGATCGCTATACTTATCCAGATCAGAATCCAGGAAATCATGTAACAAAGCAAGACAATCTTTTAGGTCCATGCCATCAATAATTTCATTGATGTAGGCATCTTGGAGTTCTTGGCGATTCATGAGTTTCAGTTAAGAATGTGACGATAATCAATGGACTTGATACACCAACCAGTCGCAGCTGTGATCTCTTCAACTAGATCATCTTCATCATCTGCTTCCCAGATCATACCAATCGTTTCATCGGTAATGTTACTAAACTGATGCTCGGGAAAGTCATCAATAGCATCATCAAAATCAAACTCGATTGAAGTAACTTGGAATCTCATCATTTGTGGTTGAATAGATTGCTTAATCAATGAACACATAGACTAACAAGCAGCAGGGAAGTATTCTTGAGGTTCAGTCAGGAAATCTGTCACCTCATAGTTAAGATCAAGACGAGCATTGACAGTCTCAATCATTTCTTTTTTGCTCATCAATCGCATCGACTTGGTTTGCTCATCTCCCATAAACTTGAGAGTATAAACAAACTTATCAGTCAGAATGTTGTGAGGGCGAAACTCAACAACCATTGCGCGAGATTGACCTTGTGATGTGAGTCGCATGTTGGAGGATTGTTCTTACACTACTGGGACAATTTACAAGCTACAGTAAGCATCACAGTGGTTGTTGATACTCTTTCACATCTGAATCATAATACTTTTGAATGATACTATCAATGGTAGAATACCAAGATTCATTACCACTTGGATAGCCACATTCGCGTGCTCGATTCAGAAACTGTAGAATACAACTTTCTTCATCTTTCGTGAAATGTACTCGATTGAGTGTATAACCAGTGTATGTCATTGTTTTAACTGAAAGTGTCAATGAACTCATCTAAAGTGAACTCTTCATCTGTACCAGTTTCTTCTACTAACTCATCATAAGTCATTCTCCCCAGCATCACCAAATACTCTTCAGGAGTAGGATCCACATCAGGGTCAAAATCATCATGACAAAGAAAGACATACTCACGGTAAAGTGCCTCAATCAGTTGTTCTTGTGTTGGCATCATTCAGACAGAAGGAGTAACTTCGATTTCTTTAATGTTTAGACCACAGAGCTGATTGTAGACGCGATTCAGTATAAGTTTGTCCGCAGTCTTTGCTTTGGATTTCTCATGCCAAATGGTCACACATCCATCGTAGGTTTCAACTCTCACACGATAGTTTTTCATAATCAGACAGGAAGAATACAGAAAGTGCCACACCAACCGCGAACCCAGTTTAGAGTTTCAGAGTAAGATGTGCGGGGTTTGGACATTACCATGCTCACATTCTTCTCAGGATTGTAAGCAATAGCAACGAACTTATCTTCTACTTCCTGAATCCACATTTGATTCACTTTACCTTCCTTCCAGTTGGTGTGATAGTGGTAGACTTGATCCATGGTAGTGTCGTTCATACTACTGGGACACTTTACAGGCTACAGTAAGCATTACCCTCTCACCAAGTTCCGCGCTGAACATGAATCTTTCGGATTTCACTATAAATGAATTGACGAAGTTTGGAATCTTCTGTATTATCAAAGGCATAATACAAACGATTCAAATACTCATCTTGTGTGGCACATTTGATGTTTTCTTTGGTGCTCATTCCAATTTCGTTGAGTGAAGAACCTGCTTTAGCTTTGGGTCGTCCAAAGTTACCAGTAATGTTACCTTGTGTCCTCAGTTTAGGACGAATCTTTGAGAGGTTAGAGTAAGTCATCGCGGAAACTTAAGATTATACTTAGAGATTAGTAAATCTCTTACACATTCTCGGTCGATGCTATCACCAACAAACTCATCACCTTTTAGTTTAAGTATCTTAATGTGAGTGGAAGTTGCTTGTTCAATGAGTTTCATAGTTGCGCCCATAGGATACAATCCACCAGCACCATAAAAAGAGAAAACGTAATCGTAAAAGTCAGTCATTTCAGTGATCATTTTGCGTAAAGGTAACCACCAGCCCAGTCAGCATTTTCAAGCAACCATTCACGATCTTTGATCAATCGCAGGTCAAATCTTACACCTTTCGCGGGAGACTTCCAGCTGGCAGACTTATACACTTCGCCAGTCTTTCTATCCACAAAAGCATGAACCGAACGAGAACCATTTGCGTCCATAATGATTTTGTGATACTTTCTACCAGTTTCAGGGTAGAACTCATAGTTTTGAGTTCCACCATATTGACGCTCATAATTGTGACGCAATGCTTCACACAGAGCATAAGTATGTCCTAGAACTGCGAGGACAATGTTATTCTTTGCTTCTTGCTGTTGAGAGTATTCTGCGAATGTAGTGGTAGTCATTTCAGTTGTGCTCATACTATTGGGACAATTTACAAGCTACAGTAAGCATCAAAAGTCATCTGTGCGAAGATATTTTACAATCCGTGAGAGATCATCTATCGCACTATTCATTGCTGATTTAGAATAACCAGTCGCAAAAGGATAGGTCTTTTCATAATCATCATCGGTGCTATTGTCTACCGCATAGCATACATTCACTGCTTGGGTAAGACTATCAATCACTTGGATTAGTTTATCATCAATTTTCATCAATCAACCTCCGAAGATTTCATCAAAGAGAGGAGTTTCCTCAAACTGTTTCATTTCACGAAGAGCAACAAGGTGGTTAATGTGTGCTTGGAACTGATCAATTTGACGCTGTAGCTTTTCCTTCTTGAAGTTAAGTTCCATGATGGATCGGTTAATCTCAACTCGGTCCATTTGTGCGTTAGTGCTGTTCATACTACTGGGACACTTTACAAGCTACAGTAAGCATTACCATGCCTTCTCCATGATAAAGTTGGCACGGGAGAACTCTTCGCGGTCAACTACTTTGAACATGCCAAACTTGTTGGTGATAACATAACCTTCATGTAGAGTGACTTCGTTACCAATCAGACAACCAATCTCGTCCTCTTCTTGAATGAAGCAGAACAAATCATCTTTGATAGATGACACCAACTTCCACAATCGCAGGACATTCACATCACAATCGCATTTTTCAGCAATTTCATTCTCATCAATGTCATAACCTTCGCGGATGTACTGATTAAGAACTTTTTTAATTTCTGTTGCTTTGCGAGCAGACACAAACTCACACAGAGTTGCCATTTGTTTGGCAAACTTACACACATCACCCAAATCTTCCCGATAAGGATGAAGAGTAACTTCAGGCTGAACAAACAAACACTTTTTAGTGCTGATGAGTTTGCTAGTCAAAGGAGCAGCAGAAACCTCACGCAAATCATCACCACCGCCATAGATTGTGTGAGGGGCGATGATAATATCCTGATTGATTATTTCAGGAAAGATGTAAGTAATCGTGTTGGGGCGAAAAGTATCAGAACCACCAAACCCAATAAAATCACCTTGAATGATAGACTTTGTGCGAGGAAGACAATCAAAAGCAGCGTGAAGAATACGCGCAACTTTACCTTCATGGTTCGCATCAATTTCTTCATGAGAATGATTGATCTTAATCTTTACTTTGTTGAAGACAGATTTGGTGCCTACAAAGAACTTACCATTGGCAGGATTAGTTCCCCACACAATAGCAGGAGCGCCATCCATCTTGGTGCTGATGATACTATCAGACTCAGCAAACCAGTCAAGAACCGACAGATCTCCAGTCAGGATAGAATCTTCAGGATGTTCGAGGTGAGTGTTCTTCATACTATTGGGACAATTTACAAGCTACAGTTGCTATTAGCAAGCAAAGGGTATCAATACACTAAAAAATGCCTGAAACTATGTTACAGGCGATTTTAGAGGGGTCTGAGGAGATGTTATGGTTTATAGTGACTTGCTGGTTTATCAACACCTTTCTGAATATCACGGACTAAACGTTGTCCTGCTCTCTTAATCTTTCTTCTTTCGTCTCTAGAATATCCAGAAGCTTTCTGAGGTTTGTATGATGGAGAGACTTCAGTTTTCTTCTTCTTGGAGAGGAGTTGTGATGCCGTTGGAGTAGGTTTTGATTCAGGAGCTTTGGTTCCTCCCTTCTTAGCAGCAATTCTAGCTTGTGCTGCTTTTTTTCTCTCTGCCTTTACCTTATCAGCATAAGATTGTTTAACTTCTGTGCTACCTCTTTCTTTCTCAGGTTGCTGAACTCTTGTGCTGGTTGATCTTTGCTGTCCAATATCTTTGCGAGGTTTGTATGTTTTAGCAGGTACAGTCTTGCCCCCGCCAACATTCTTAACTCTACGCTTTTCTGGTTCAGTTTGCTTTCTTTCTCTACCAATTCTTCCACCTTCACCAGTGCGACGAATCTGAGAAGATCCCATCACAGAGGCATCATATGCTTCTATCATGAATTGGGCAAAAGTTTTCATCTTCAGTAAAGAAAGTTCTCTTCTTATTTAGATAAACTCCATAATATAGTATTCAACTGTAATCTCAAGCTTTGCTGCTTCAGATTCAACTTCATCCCAAAACTCTTCGGGTTGATTTTCAAGTTCTTGGATGCTCATACTGCTAGTGCTCCAGAGGGGATTTCAACAACTTCAGGAAGTTTGCTATCTTCAAACTGGTTCATATTGTAACACACCCATTCACCATTGCGGAAAATATAGGAGTATTCTTCATTATCAGAGAAAAACTCTTCCAGATTATTGTCAAAGCGAGGAGGGCAATCTTCACCACGCTGAGAGTAGTATTCGGGACCATAAACTCCCTTCACAGCACTATCATCCCAGCGAGAATCAGTCCAGCAGGAAGACATATCACCACCATCAATCAGTTCTTCAACAAGAGACTTAGCATTGTAATGAGTCTTCAGGATGCGACCCAACCATTCAGGATAACTATCCCAATGATGATAGGCAGAGAGAATAGAACCGTCTTTAAGTTCAAGACCGATGCGTGAACGAGTTGCCATTTGATTGCGTTGCTTATACTACAGGGACAATTTACAAGCTACAGTAGAGCACTTTCTAGTGGATTGAGTGTCAATTCACCTTCCGCACATCTTTTACTTGCTATTTCGGTATAGTGTTCGCTAAGATCTATTCCCACAAAGTTTCTATTTTCTCTCAAAGCAGCGACACCAGTGCTTCCAGAACCACAGAAAGGATCCAATACAGTAGAATTGATGGGAGAATAGATCTTGATAAGGTATGCCATCAAATCCACTGGTTTGACTGTAGGATGGTCATTATCTTGTCCCTTTTCTTTCCTGGTTGCTCTTGGAGCATAGAAATACTTTTGATGTTCCGATTGTACTTCACCAACAATGTTAGAGGGATACCTACCAGCAGGGTTTGCGTCCACTGTTCCATACTCAGCACCACTACCTGTAGTGTTACCATCACGACCAAATGTACGACGTTTGCCACCCTGAGCAACCCAACCTTTAGGTGGTTCTTTCTCCCAAGGCACACGGGTGTTCTCTGTATCAATCAGACCACATCCCCACTTCTCATGATTATCTTTGAGAGAACCTTCATATGGTTTCTGTGCCACAACAATCGGTTCGTGAGCTGGTTTAAGTCGATTGTACTTTGGCATTTTAGTTGTAGTCATCCACATAATCTGATCCTTGATTGTAAATCCAGCATCCTCAACATTACATGCCAGACGATGATACAATTCAGGAGAACAGAAAGCAAGACAAAAAGCACCTGGGCGAAGTGTACGAAATACTTCTTTCCAAATGTCTACACTAGGAACAGAATGATCCCAGTGATCCATACCCATTCCATAAGGAGGGTCAGTTATACAGGAATGGAAGAAGTTCTCTTCATAAGTAGAGAGAACTTCTCTACAATCACCAGTTGTAATTGAGAACATTGGATTCACAGAGTTGACGCTCAGAGTGTTTGAAATAATCTTTTTTACCTGCTCCGTTTTGAACGTACATGTTGCGGATGTAGAAGTCAAAACCACGGCTATCTTCTTGCCATTCTTCATCCATTTGATGAACTTTCAGAACAGCATTGAGTTCTTCCACAAGAGTAGCAAACTGCTGACGTTTCTTGGGAGAGACTACATCATCAGCAAAAAAGATAGTAGTTTCATTATAACGCTTACTGCTAAAAATGTAAATAACACCTTCCTTCGGCAAACCACCGTTGTAAGTAGGATAAGTTTGCTTACTAGATTTACACTCAATATCTACAGTTTTACCATTGGGAAGATAAACACGGAAGTCAGGGCTTGCTTGGATTCCATTAGGTTGAGCAATGTACTTGAATCCATGCTTAATAAGAAGATCCTCAACTTGCTTCTCATGAAGAGGATTATCTTGACTGTTTGATTTGTAGGGAAGGCGCAGAACTTCTTGCCAAAATTGTTTCATTGAATCTCGGACTTGGTTGCCCGTTGATTGATTACTTAGCTATAATACATGAAAACCACCCCTGCGGGTGGTTTAGTGTGCAGCTCTAGAACTGTCACAATTTGACTACTCAGTAGCGGTCAAACTCTTCAACATAAGCTTCAACGTTTTCTCCAGGTTCAAGATTAAAAAGTTTTTCCCAATCAATTTGCCTCGCATCAAAATCCTGAAATACTTCCATATCCAGAGTGATGCGAACCTTTTGCTTTTGTGCTGCGAGGTAAGAAACCATGATGCTCCGTTGAAGTGACTTAGGTATAATACTAGAAAAGACTTACAGAGTCAAGTGGTCTTGTGACAGTTCACAAACTATGTATATGTTGTTTCTTATTTATCAGGATACAAGTATCTTAATATCCTTACATCCCTGGGATTTTATTACTTTTTCCCAAAAAATTGCGTCTTCAATTTTTAAAAATGTAGCCGTATGGTTAGCATACCCTTTCTTTTTTGGTTTTTGATAATTCACCTGGTACATATTTCTTGATAGAATGGATCAGTTGAGTGTTTTTCTTTCATAGCAATACAATCCATCATAATTGATTGCTTTGTATATTTCAAGTCATTCCAGTGTCGAATGTTACCAGCAACAATAAAAAAGTTTGTGATAAGATATGTGAAAAAAATTGCGGTACGAATGACCGCAACTGTATCAGATTCTTTGTTGTCTTTAGATGCTTTTTCTCCAAGTGCTTTGGCAAAGTATCGCCAGGCTGTGTGTCTTTTACCCACTACTTACTTTCCTAAAACAAACTGAATTAAATTTGCCATTTTTATGGGCGATAGAAATTTTTGTATGTTGCGAATGTATTTCAACATTCGATACAATATATTCACGTCCAACAATTAACATTGAAGGAGCATCATTATTTCCCCAGCGTATTTGTTCAACCGAACACCCTATGTATTCAACAACATCACCAACCTCTATTTTATCAAAATAAGACTCCATTGTGCTACTCATTGTTGCGTCTGTTTCTTATTCTAGCATATTTTCTGGATCAAGTAGATAGACCTTTTCTTTACCTGTATCAATATCTTCTACAAGTTGATTTAGATAATCAAGAAACTCTTTGGGATAAGTCTCATCAAGGTTGATGGAAGTCCAGAACCACATATAACATTCTTCATATGGATCGTCTTCATCAAGTAGAGCATAGTTCTCATAGTTTCCACTGATGAGATCTCTCCACATCTTAAAGTTGTTCCAGATTTCTCTCCACCCAGTTTGGAAACAGTATCTGAAGTAATACTCAACCCAGGTCAGTTTCTTCGCCATCTTCTATTACACCCCAGTTCCATGTACGTTCTATGATACCGACATCAAGACCAAATCTGTATGCCCAGAACATGAGATTCAAGACACTACCATTACCTGATTTGATTTGAATGTAAGGCCAACTGGGCCATCCATTCCAACT